CTTTGCACAGTGGAGCAAAGCACACTAAAAGCAGTCAAAAACTTTTTCACTATGGAGCACTGTCTAAGGCTGCACAAGCTAAGGCACGTAAGACATGGCGTTAAAAAAATCCCAGCGGTCCTTAAAAAACTGGACAAAGCAGAAGTGGCGTACCAAATCAGGTAAGCCTAGTGCTAAAACAGGTGAGCGTTATCTTCCTTCGGCAGCAATAAAAGCGTTGTCTCCACAGGAATATGCAGCTACGACTAGAAAAAAACGTAAAGACACGGCAGCAGGTAAGCAACATAGTAAGCAACCTAAAAAAATTGCAAAGAAAACTAGAAGTTATCGCCGTGGAACCACAGGAAGGTACAAAAAATGATGCAATATGGCGATAACGACACCTTAGACAGCGAACAAAGCCTTGAAAACTGGGTAATTTACAAGTGTGACACTTGGAGAAACCACTTTGAGGCCAATTATCAGGAAAAATTCAACGAATACTACCGTTTGTGGCGAGGTATATGGAGTCCTGCTGACTCTGAGCGCAAAAGTGAGCGTTCTAGGATCATCAGCCCTGCCTTACAGCAAGCAGTAGAGTCCAGTGTAGCAGAAATCGAGGAAGCTACCTTTGGAAGAGGTAGGTACTTTGACATCTCCGACGATATGGACGACCCTGAAAGCCGTGACGTTGCGTATTTACGCACAAAACTACATACAGACCTTGACAAAGCAAAGATACGTCAAAGTGTAGGAGAATGCCTAATAAACTCCGCTGTATTCGGCACAGGAGTAGGTGAAATCGTCTTGGAGGAAGTTAAAGAGATGGCTCCTGCCACTCAGCCCATCATGGGTGGTGAGTTGACAGCAGTAGGTGTAAATGTGCAAGAGCGCACAATGGTCAAGCTGCGACCCATCCTTCCTCAAAACTTTTTGATAGACCCTGTGGCTACCAATGTAGATGAAGCTTTAGGTGTGGCTATCGATGAATTTGTATCGCGCCACCTTGTAGAACAACTACAGGAGCAGGGTGTATACAAGCAGGTTTACGTAGGCAGTGCAGCTTCAGACTCAGACCTAGAGCCTGACTATGACCTGACATCCTACGAGACTGACAAAGTACGGCTTACAAAGTACTACGGGCTAGTCCCTAGAAGTCTTCTTGATTCTAGTGTAAAAGCATTAGAGCAGGATGAAGACGAGGACATAGCTGAAGTAGAGCAGCCTGAAGAGCAGGAAGAGAACAACGAAGAGTCTCACTATGTAGAAGCTATTGTTGTTATCGCTAACGGCACAATACTTTTGAAGGCTGAAGAAAACCCCTACATGATGAATGATCGTCCTGTAGTGGCATTCCCTTGGGACGTAGTACCGGGACGTTTCTGGGGCCGTGGAGTGTGCGAGAAGGGCTATAACAGTCAGAAGGCACTGGACACAGAGCTAAGGGCTAGAATCGACGCCCTGAGCCTTACAGTGCATCCTATGATGGCTATGGACGCTAGTAGACTACCTAGGGGTGCTAGACCTGAAGTTAGACCCGGAAAGATAATATTAACCAATGGTGATCCTAGACAAGTTTTACAACCTTTTAATTTTGGGCAAGTCAGCCAGATTACATTTGAACAAGCCAACGCTCTACAGCGTATGGTGCAAATGTCTACAGGGGCTATCGACTCTGCTGGTATACCGGGGTCTATTAACGGCGAGGCTACCGCTGCTGGTATCAGTATGTCTCTTGGGGCTATTATTAAGCGTCACAAGCGCACACTGATAAACTTCCAAGATTGCTTCTTAATACCTTTTGTAAAGAAAGCTGCGTGTAGATATATGCAGTTTGATCCTGAGAGCTATCCTGTTAAAGACTTCAAGTTCAACGCTACGTCTAGCCTAGGCATTATCGCTAGAGAGTACGAGGTAACACAGCTTGTACAGCTTCTACAAACGATGTCACAGGACTCACCTTTGTACAGCACATTGATTGAGTCTATTATAGACAACATGAACTTGGCTAACAGAGAAGAGCTGGCTGCAAGACTACAGGAAGCAGCACAGCAATCTCAACCTACTCCAGAACAACAAGAAATGGCTATGGCTGCACAACAAGCACAGCTACAGTTCCAGCAATCGCAGACCCAAGCATTGCAGGGACAAGCTGCTGAATCTCAGGCTAGAGCACAGAAGATTGTTGTAGAGACTCAGATAGCACCTCAAGAGCTTGAGATAGACAGAATCAAAGCTGTCACTACAAACTTAGAGAAAGGCACTGATGACGACAGGGAGTTTGAACGTAGGCTGAAGATTGCACAGACTATGCTCAAAGAAAAGGAACTAGACCTAAAGGCTAACAACCGGGGATAATCTATGGTAGTATCGAGAACAGAACTTCAACAAGTAGTAGAACAAATTAATACTAAGTTTGAAGAGCTTGAGAATAGAATCAAAGAGCTAGAAGCAGCTGAGAAGAAACCAGCTAAGAAAACTACATCCAAGGCAGCATAATGACAGACAGAAAGCGAAGCAAGCCGATTAGACGCACTACAGGCAAAGGTGGTAACTATCGTCCTACTAAGTCTGGTGCAGGGATGACTGAGAAAGGTGTGAAAGCCTACAGAGCAGCCAACCCCGGCTCTAAGCTTAAAACTGCTGTCACTGGGAAAGTAAAGCCCGGTAGTAAAGCTGCTAAAAGACGTAAGTCATACTGTGCTAGATCTCTAGGACAGTTAAAGAGAAGTTCCGCTAAAACACGGAACGATCCGAATTCTAGGATTAGGCAAGCTAGAAGACGGTGGAAATGTTAACTGCCTAAGGAGAAAACTATGCCCGGATACGGTAAAAGCTACGGTGGGATGAACGGTTCCAAGAAAAAGAAGAAGCCAATGATGAATGGCATGAAAAACAAGAGGGGTGCAAAAAGAGGCAGATAATGCTTGACTTTTAGCACAAAATGTGATATACTAAAAATTGTATCTTAGACACTAAGGGAATACAAAAGATGACTAAAGAACTAGAGGAATACTTTGCTAACTACAACGAATTGTTTAACTCTGTTGGTTGGAAACAATTACTAGGGGATCTACAACAAAACGTAGCGCAAATAAACTCAGTCGAAGCGACAACAGACGTAGAGAATCTACACTTCCGTAAAGGACAACTGGCGATTCTTGCAACTCTGTTTAACTTACCAGCTCAAATGGAAAATGCTGAAAAAGACGCACAGGAGTCTGATGAGGAAGAAAAAGCTGAGGCAGAAGCAGCGACCGCTTCCCAAGAAATCTGATGCTGAAACTGTATGATTTCAAGTGTCTTGACGGACACGTTTTTGAGCAGCTAGTAGACGAAAACAAGCGCACCGTCAGGTGTCAATGCGGTTACAGTGCTACTAGGATTATCTCACCTGTTAGATCTTCTTTAGATCCTATCAGTGGTCACTTTCCTGACGCTACACGGCGTTGGGCTAAGGCTAGAGATAGTCACATAAAATACGAAAGAAAGCAAAGTTCATAGCTAGAACCCTTTCTACTTTCTCCACAATACTATAGGGTACGGAGTTTAATGATGGCTAAAATATTAGAGCGTGAGGATGCTGCACCGCCAGTTCAGGAACAAGAAGAGCAACCGCAGCAAGATCAACTTTTCGATACGGAACAGATAGAACCAGAGGCAACTCCTGAGGAACCTCAACTACCTGACAAGTATCAAAACAAATCTGTTCAGGATTTAGTACAAATGCACCAAGAGGCTGAAAAGCTTCTGGGCAGACAAAGTTCTGAAGTAGGTGAGCTTAGAAAAGTTGTAGACAACTACATCCAAACACAACTCACACCAAACGAACCTGAACAAACAGTCCAAGAAGAAGTAGATTTCTTTACGGAACCAGACAAAGCTATAGATCAACGGATTGCAAATCATCCTAAGATCAAAGAAGCTGAAACGCTGAGTGCTCAGTACAAACAAGCTACGGCTTTGAATGTGCTGAAGACAAAGCATCCAGATATGGAAACGATACTGAAAGACAGTAAGTTTGCAGAATGGATACAGGCTTCTCCAGTTAGGACAAAGTTGTTTGTAGCTGCTGACCAACAGTACGACCATGAGTCTGCTGACGAGCTTTTCACTTTGTGGAAGGAACGTCAACAGATAGTAACGCAAACTGCTGAAGCTGAGAAACAAAGTAGGAAACAAACAGCTAGAGCAGCCAGCACTGGTGGTGCAAGCGGTAGCACTGAAAGGTCTCCAAAGAAAATCTACCGAAGGGCAGACATTATTAAACTTATGAAAACTGACCCTGAAAGATATGCTTCGCTTTCTGATGAAATACTCAGGGCTTATGCAGAGAACAGGGTCAAATAATTATCCATTAAGGGGAAATTAGATGGCTACTTCAACATATCCTTCCACTGGAGGGTTTGTAGACAACACTAGCGCAGCTACTTTCATCCCAGAAATCTGGTCTGATGAAATTATAGCTGCTTACGAAAAAAACTTGGTTTTTGCTAACCTCGTTAAGAGAATGTCCATGGAAGGCAAGAAAGGTGATGTGCTTCACATTCCTAAGCCTACTCGTGGATCAGCGAATGCTAAATCTGAAAACACTGCCGTTACGGTTCAAAACGCAACGGAAAGTGAAGTACAGGTAACAGTCAATCGACACTTCGAGTACTCTCGTTTGATCGAAGACATTACTGAAGTACAGGCTTTGGCTTCGTTGCGTCAGTTTTACACTGAAGATGCTGGATACGCTTTGGCTACTCAGGTTGACTCAGATCTTTCAGCTTTAGGGCCGGGTCTGGGAACTTCAGGTACGACTAGTACGACTTACCTCAACAACGCAGGTACGTTCTTTGTAGACGCTTCAAACGGTCTTTCAACTTACACTGCTGACACGGTAGTTTCCGCTGACGTATTTACTGACGCTGGTTTCCGTGGCATCATTCAAAAGCTGGATGACCAAGACGTGCCTATGGACAATCGCTTTTTTGTAGTCCCACCTATTGTCCGTAACACGATCATGGGGATTGACCGATACGTAAGCTCAGACTTCGTTAACAGCGGTCAGGTTCCCGGTGGTCAAATTGGTCAGTTATACGGTATTGATGTCTTTGTCAGCACCAACTGCCCAACTGTTGAGGCTGCTGGAGACAACTCAGCTAGCTCAGTAGACTCTTTAGGTGCTATGCTCCTACACAGAGATGCTATTGTTCTAGTAGAGCAAATGGGTGTTAGATCTCAAACAACTTACAAGCAAGAGTTCCTTGCTAACTTGTTTACCTCAGATATGCTGTACGGTAAAGCTGTACTGCGTCCTGAGTCTGGTCTAACGCTGGTTGTTCCTGCTGGCTAACACCAACTAAGCTGATGGGGTTACTTTCGGGTAGCCCCTAAGCTTTTACACAGAGGAGATGAATGCTACAGTCTTTGATAGGGCCAATAACCAATCTAGTCGGTTCTTATTTTCAAAATAAAGCTAACGAGAAAAAGGCTGTACATGAGTCGAAGATGAGGCGTATAGAGACTGACGCTGATTGGGAAACCATGCAAGCTCAGGGATCTCAGTCCTCATGGAAAGATGAGTGGTTTGCTGTCATACTCAGCTTGCCACTCATTTGTGCTTTTATACCTAGCATGGTTCCTTACGTGCAGGAAGGTTTTAACGTGCTGGCTACCATGCCTGATTACTACAAAGTATTCCTAGGTGGTGCAATATCAGCTAGCTTTGGAATCAAGACTTTATCTACATGGGGTAAGAAGTAGTGGCTAACGGCTTCTCATCATTTGCTTA